TTTTCCTGCAGCGACATGCCGATCACCAGCCGACCGGGATTTCGAAGTGCGGGCCATCCAGGAAGGCCTTGCGCTTGTTCGCCTTTTGCGTGGCGACATAGGCTTCCGTGGCGCGCTTGATGGCGCCGGCACTGTTCAGCGCGTCCAGGCGGAACCAGCCGGCACCGTAGCGGATCGGCAAGCCCTGTTCGCGCGACGCCTGGCGCATGGCCTCGGCGATCGGCAGGTATAGCGCCCACTCCCAACGCGGGCCGCCGATCCACGCGACAAGATCCACGGCCTTGCCGTAGCCGTCGGATTGCTTCAGGTGGCGGCTGGCCATGGTCTGGCTGGCACCGCGGCGCACGTATTCGCGCTGCGTCTCGATGCTGCGCACGCCTTCGAGGACCGTGAAGTCCTGGGTGGTCAACTGGATGGCGCGCTGTACGCACCGCACAAGCCGGGGATCTACGCCGCGCAGCTTGTCGATCGAGGTTTTGCCCAGCTGGTACATGCGCGCGCTGCCTCGAATGAAGTAGGGCGCAGGCTATTCGTCGTCGTCGGGGGGTGCGAGGTGGGACTGATTCCGAACCGCTTCGCGCGCGGCCAGCGCTTCCTCGCGGCCACTGCGCACCAGGATATTGCGGACCCACTTCCGGCTTAGGCCGTGGTCGAAGCTGATGCCGCGGATGCTGCCGCCCTGGTCGAAGGCCAGCACGACGGATTCGTTCCGCAGTTCCAGCAGTGAATTGAGCTCGCTGGGGATCTCGAGGCGCTCGCCGCCTTTCGCGGTGGCCAGCTTCCTGGCGGCGGTGATGCCGATCACCAGGGCTATCGGGTGGGTTTCCGTCATGCGCTCGGCGCTGGGGACGCTCAGTTGCCGGCCGCCATACGTGCGGGTCAGGGTGATAGCGGCCTGATGCCCGCAGGCCTCGACGATCTCGGTCAATGTCCTGCTGCGCATGCGATCCCCGCCCGTATTGGCTACGGGGATGCAAGTTACCACGGCCTAGTGGCTGTTGCCTTCGCTGCGGGTAGTGAGGCCGAAGGTGTAGCGGTCAATCTCGACGCCGATCGCCGGCAGCACCTTGCCGACTTCCTCGGGCGGCAGCCCTTCCTGAAACGCCCGGTCGATGGTGTGCAGCACGCCTTGCGCGCCGGCGTAGAACGCGCGCTGCAGCTGTTCGACGTTGACGGCCGCCTCGCCGATCGGGATCACTTCATCCTTGAACGCGCGCCATTCGAAGTTGAGCAGGGTGATCGGCGTGCCGGGATCGCCCAGGTCGATCGGCTGGCTGCTGCCGGGGCTTTTGAGTCGCTTGCTCATGGGGTGCGGTTCCTCTCGGCGATCATGGCGTCGGCCTCGACATAGCGAAGCTTCGACCGCACGGCAGCGGCCCAAAGCATCCAGCCGGCGGGCTTGTCCTCGGTCGGGAACGGGCAACCGATCGCGGCGGCTTGCTCGGCGGTCAGCAGTTCGAGGCTATCGTTCGACGGGATGGCCACATTCGTGGCGATGTAGTCGCGCAGGCTCATCCCCTCGATGGTTTCCTGCCACTGGTGATCTCGATCGCTGCGGTGCTGGGTGTGCGGGAACGCCTGCCCGCCGTCGTCGCGGCTCACGGTCGCGCCTTGAACAGCTTGCGCTCGGCGGCCTTCATGGCGCGGCGTTCGTGGCGGTTGACCGGGCCGTCGGTGTAGCGCTCGCGCGGATAGTTGCGTGCGTCCTCCGCTACGGTTTCCAGTTTCTTGCCGTCGATCTTGTCGACGATGGATTTCAGCGATCCGTCGACGATCGCCTTGCTGATCTGTTGCATGGTGGTTTCCTCGGTGGTGATCAGTTTACGAACAGGGCGCCGGCGGTGCCGGCCTCGGGCAGTTCAACGTGGCCGCACTCGCTGCACTGGCTTGTGCCCCAGGCGTCACCCTCGAGGCGGGCCATCTTGTGCGGGTTGCACGGCGCGATGCGGTAGCGCGCGACGCGGGCCGTCTCGCCCGGCGTGCGGGTGGCGACCTCCACCATTTCGCTGGTGATCTCGGCGCCTTCCTTTTTCAGGTCCAGGATGCGCGCGCCCAGCCGCATGATGCCCAGCTCGGCCAGCGCTTCCAGTTGCGTGATCGGCCCGCGGCGAAGCCGGGCCAGTAGTCTTTCGTTCTGCGTCATGGTGTCCTCGCTCTGGGTGGCCCGGCCTGACCGCCGGGGATCTGATCGTGCATTGCCTGCACCGCGACGGCGCGTTCCTTCAATCGATCGGCGCGGTGGTCGAGCAGTTCGCGGGTTTCGCCTGGGTGCGGCGCACGCTCGCGGGTCTGGATCTCATGCACCTGCACGTTCACGCCGTAGCTGGCCAGCGCTGCCTTGACCAGCTGCGCCGCTTCCGGGTGTTCGCTTGTCAGCGTGATGGTGATCATCGCAGCAGGATGAAATCGGCCAGGCGGGTGATCCAGCTGCCGCTGCGCCAGTTCTCGCGCAACTGCACTTCGACGCGGGGCACGCCGTTGGTGGCGTACAGCTTCACCATGTCGACGGCCACCACCTGGGAATCGTCGGCGTAGACGGTCCCGTTCATCGCGTCGCCGATCGACTTGGCGAAGTTGTCGAGGTCGGGCACGCCAGTGGGGGCAATCTCGCCGTGCATGGCCGCTTCCTGTTTCCACTTTGGCCAGCCTGGCGGGATCTGCACATGCACGGTGATCTGCATTTCGATCGGCCGCTTGCTCGGCGCGTTGGCGCCCCATGCGCGCCAGGCGATCGCCTTCACCTTTTCCTCATACTCCCGCGTTTCCTTGGGGGTGTAGTGGCTGATGAATGGCTTTTTCCCAGGCACCTGGACGATCCGCGCCCGCGCCCGTTCCTTGGGCGCCGCGTCCCCGGGCACGACGAAACTGATCGTCCTGCCCGGGTTTTCGCTGGTCGACGTCACTCCGCAGCCGCTGCCGGTGCCGGCAGGTTCGGGATGCGGGTGTAAGGGTAGCGGTCGGGGAATTTCTTCACGTTCTGATTGAAGTAGGTTCCCTTCGACTTGGCGTCGCGCGCGGCCGCCCATTCCGTGGCGGTGAAATGCCGGTAGTGGTACAGCCCGCCGGGCTTGCCGTTGTAGCCGTGGAACTCGATCGCCAGCGTTTCCGTGCTGGGGTCGTAGCCCCATTTCTTGAACTGGCTGCTCTCGACGTCCTCGAGCTGGATGGCCGGGTGCGCGGCCTGGTCGGTGGTCTGCTGTTCGTTGCCCATCTAGATTCTCTCCCTGGTGATGCCGTCGGCGTCGACGGCGCGGTTGTATGCGGCTTCGAGGCCGCTGCCAAAGCACGCGAGGCACTCGCCCTGCGTGCGTTGTTTCGGGTGATCCGTGAACACCGGATCGAGTCTGGTTCCGTTGCAGCGCGCGCACGGGTCGGGTTCGACCAGCGACGTCGGCGGCCGCGGTGGTGGCGCGGTCATGCGGAAGTTGGCGCGGATCTGTTCGATGCACTGCGCCGCGGTCAGCATGATGGGAGGCGGCGCCGGCTGTTCGTCCTGCACGGTCAGCTGCTGCGCTGCAGGCGTGTAGGTGGGCAGCTTGCCGCCGCCCATCACATGCTCCCGCGCCAGCGCGTAGGCCTTGGCCAGCATGCGTTCCTGCCGCACCGGGTCGGCCATGCGCCACTCGTTCGCGCTCAGGTGGCGACCCACCAGCACGGTGAACGGGTGCTGCCCCTCGGGCGGCCCTGCGCGCTGCAGTTCGACGGCGGTCAAGCTGATCACGCCCAGGCACGCGGCGCGGAACTCGACCAGCGTCGGCGGCCACTCCATGTTGCGGGTGTAGCGGATGCCGCGCTCGATGTGCCGGTGATCCATGCCGGCGAGCTCGGTTGCCCAGTAGAGGCCGCTTGTCTCGGCGAAGTTGTCGCCGTGCGTGCTAGTCCACTTCGCCCCGTAACTCGAAGTCATGGCCGCCGCGATCAGATCCAGCGCCGTCTCCGGCAGTGGCCGCAGCTGCGCGGGCACCTGCATTTCGCAGGACGCGGTCGATTGCGCCAGTTCCTTGCCGGCCGCCTTGGCTGCCGTTCCGATTTCCTGCATGATTGCCACTCCCTCGCGGTGGTTGTCCCTCTGCCCCAGCCCTGACCGGCTGGGGTTTTTCGTTTAGCCATTCGGCTTTCAGCGCGGTCCAGTTGCGGAATATCTGTTCCTCGATCGCCTCGTCGACGGTCCATCCGATCGCAACGGCCCGGTGCAGTTCCTTGCCCATCCTCGACATGGCCAGTTCCGAATTGTCCGCATGCTTGCGCTTGCGCTGGGCAAGCCACGCGATCAGCACCGGCTCGCTGGGTTTGCATGGCCAGCTGTCGAAGTTAAGCCCCTCGCCTGTAATAACAGTCTTAGAGTTGCTCCCTGCTTTTGCGGTCACGACGTGGCCCCTATCGCCGGTCACGTCGTGGCCCCTACCTGGGGTCACGTCGTGGCCCCTATGCGCCAAGTTCAGGCGATACAGGTTCGGCTGATTCTTGCCACCGGCTACCGGCCTGATCACCACTTCGACGAGGCCACCGTCGGCCAGTTTCTGCATAGCCAGTTTCACGCCTGATCGGCTCATTCCGCACTCGCGTGCCAGGTTGTCGATCGACGCGTCGGCCGTCTCTGTGTCCGGGTTCGTGCGGTAGGCCAGCAGCAGCAGCAGGAACTTGGCAGGGGTTTTCAGCCCCTGCTGGGCGAGTGCCCATGTCATTGCTGGCCAACTCATGCCGGCACGTATCCCAGTTCCTTGGCGGTCAGTCCTGCGAACGCTTCCGGCAGGATCTGGGCAAGCGAAACCATGTTGCCGCTCAACTCGACCAGCTTGCGGGCCTGCGCCGCGGTGGGGTGGCGGTCGACGTACCACAGCCGCACGGCCTCGCCTTTCGTGAAGCCCAGCGCCTTGCCGACGTGGGTGGCGCCGCCTGCGGCCTTGATGGCCTGCCAGCGCGCGCGCATCACCGGATCGTCGGGCATGTTCGGCGCCATCGCCGGCGACTTGGCTCGCTTCGCCGGCTTTCGCGCGGCGGGGGTTTTCGTGGTCATGGGTTCCAGTCTCGGTTGGTGGGACGGGCGCAGCATACATTTTGCCACGGTGAGTTGCAACGCGCCGATATTGACGGCATATTGCGCCCGCCTTCGGCAATTCCGCCGAACCCACAGCGAGGAACCCAACGTGCGCCACTCCGAAACCTTTGCAGCAATTTCCGCCGCGCTCGCCGCGGCCAATGCGGAATTTCCGCCCATCGAGAAAAACAAAAACGTCGAAGTCAAGATGCGCAACGGCGGCACGTATTGGTTTTCATACGCCACGCTCGACGCGATCCTGCACGCGGTGCGGCTGCCCCTGGCAAAAAACGGGCTGGCGCTGATGCAGGCGGAAGTGCAGCACGAGGTCAACGTGTACGACGACGGCGGCAGGATCGTGGCCGTGGATCGTGAATTGATGATGGAAACCCGGCTGCTGCACTCCTCGGGCGAATGGTTCGCCAACACGACGCCGATCCTGATCGCGGAAGGCGACAACGCTGCGCAGGCCCACGGCTCGGGCGCTTCCTACGCGCGCCGCTATGGCGTGTCGGCGCTGCTCTGCCTGGCGTCCGATGAAGACGACGACGGGAACGAGGCCGACGGCAATTCGGTGAAACCAGCACGCGCACCTGGTGGCCGCCGCGATGGCGCGGTGATCTCCGATGCTCAGTTGCGCCTGCTGCGCGTGAAGCTCGATCAGGCCGGCGGCAATGAAGCGGCGGCGGCCAAGCACTTCGGCGTGGAATCGCTGGGCCTGCTGCCGCGCGGGCGCATGGACGAGGCGATGAAGGCGATCGCCGAAAAGCATCCGGCGCTGCTCGAAGCCGGCGGCGCTCCCTCGCACGCGGCCATGCAGCAAGATGGCGAAGCGATGGCGGCGAACGGGCAATACAACGCGCTGCTGGCCAAGCACATGGAATCCTTCCTGTTCATCCGCTACCACCTGGGGGTGGTGCGCGATGAAGCCGTGCAGAAGTTCTACGACGAAACCGAACTGACCGAACGCGATCCGATGCAGGCCGCCCAGGAATGGAACCAGTTCACCGACGATGAAAAGCGAATTTTGTGGCGCGCCCCGTCGAACGGCGGCTGGCTCACGACGAAAGAACGCACCGACCTGCGCGCCGCCGGCGTCGCCTACTCCGCCCACCTTGCCTCCCAGAAAAAGGATTGACCGATCATGGCCAAGAAAGCCACCGCTGCACCTGCTGAAACCATCCCGGCCGCCGAAGCGCCCGGCACCGACGTGGCGCTCGCGTCGCCTGAAGTCCGCGCGGAACAGGCGCTGCGCTTCAATCAAACCCGCGCGCACCTGGATCTACTCGCCGGGAAGTTCGTCACCCTGAAGTCGGTCGATACCGACGACAACTTCGCCGCGGCCAAGGCGGCCCACGGGGAACTGCGCGGCGCTCGCGTGAAGCTGGAAAAGACGGGCAAGGAAGCCCGTGCCGATGCCACCGCCTACGGCAAGGCCGTGATCTCGGTCGAGCGGAAGCTGATCGATATCATCGCGCCCGAGGAAACCCGCCTCGCTGGCCTGATCACCGCGGAACAGCGCCGCCGCGACGATATCGAACGCGCTGCCCGCGAAGCCGCCGAGGCCCGCGTGCGCGCCATGAATGCCGCGTTCGATCGCATCCGATCGCTTCCGGATCTGGCCCAGCGCGCCACCACCGACGAGGCCATCACCGCGCTGCAGGCCGAAGCGGAAAAGCTGCTCGGCGATCACGCGCACCTGCCTGCCGAATTCCACTCGGCGGCGGTGTACGAGTGCCGCATCGCGATCAATGGGTGCAAGGCCGCGCAGGATGCGCTGATCAAGCGCCGGCAGGATGAAAAGGAGCTCGAGGAACTCCGCGCGTGGCGTGCCCAGCAGGAAGCCACGGCAGCGGCCAATGCCGCCGAGGTCGCGCGCGCTGCTGCCGTGGTCGCCGAACAGTCGAAGGCCGGCACCGGGTATCAGGCCCAGGTCGAAGCGGGCGAAGCCAACTCGGCGGCCGAACTCGACGACGATGATCTCCCGCCCGGCCTCGATGCACCTGCGCCTGCGGTCGGGCATCGCCCTGGCGTTGCGTTCGTGGAGGCGGTCCGCGCGCCGGCCGAAGCGGTGCGCACGCCGGTTTCGCAGGTGGCGGTGTCCGTGTCGTCGGCCTCGCTGGTCCCGGTCGCCTACGTCATCCCGCTGCTGCAGGCGTCCAAGGCTGCGCTGCGGCTGCTGGCTCAGGGCGGCTATGCGACGAACCCGGTGTATCTGGATCTCGCCGCGGCCATCGATGAAGCGGAAGCGCCGCCGGTGTCGCGATGAGCGGGTTTAACCAGGTCATCCTGCTGGGCCGGGTCGGAAACGACCCGGAATCGAAGTTCACGCAAGGCGGGACGGCGGTGGTGTCGATCAGCTTGGCCACGTCGCGCCGGCGCAAGGATAACGACGATCAGTGGCAGGAAATCACCAGCTGGCACCGGGTGAAATTCTTCGGCAAGCAAGCCGAGATCATCCAGGAACACGTGCGCAAGGGTGATCTGCTGTTCGTCGAGGGCCGGCTCGATTACTGGGAAGCGAAAAGCGATCGCGGCGCCAAGCTGATGGTGGCCGAGATCATCGGCGAACACTTCGAGTTTGGTGGCGGTCGTCGCAGCGATGCCGAACGCCAGCAGGCGCCCGCTGCAGGCTCCACAGCGCGCCAGCGCGCGCGGGAGGCTGTCCACGGTAGCGGGGAAGGCGGCGCGGCTGCTGCAGGGGCTGGCACGGGCCAGCAGAAGCCATTCGACGAACCCTTCGACGACGATATCCCGTTCTAGCCGCTGTTCCACGTGGAGCCAACGCCAGGCCAGTGCATCGGCCTGGCGTTTTGCTGTCAGCTGTCGGGGAAAGCCGTCGCGCGCGGGGTGTAGTCTGCGGTGACGTCGCGGCACTCGCCCACCACGTAGCGCAATTCGTCGATGTGTTTGGTGCGAGCCAGGCCGGCGAAGGTATAGAAGCGGCCCAGGTTCAGCAGCCTGCCCGCCGATGAACCAAAGTCGGTCGCATCGGTCAGGATCGCGCCGTTCACTCGCGCGTTCATGGACATGCCCACCGAAAAATTCCCGCTCTGATAATCGAGGCAGCGATGGCCATCGATCCATGCGCCCCAACGGCCGGAAGCGTCGCGCCCGATCGAAAGCGGAACCCACGCGCCGCCGTAGCTGTTGAAGTCATACCCGGGCGGCAGAAACCAGCGCGTGGTGCGGTTGTTCGTGCCGCGGATGCCGCAGTAAAACCGCATGTAGGTGCGGTGCAGGATGACCGCCCACTCGTAGGCCCAGCCCGATGAACCGTCAACCATGGCTAGAACGACGTCGAGATCTGAATCGGCGTCGCTGGCGATGCCGGAAGCCAGGCGATGCCGCCAATCGATCTGGAAAGCACCGGCGCGCATGTCCAGGTTGGTGGCGCCCGGGGTGGTCCAGCCGTTCGTGCTGGACGGGATATACAGCGACGATGCGCCGAACACCTTTTCGGCGGTGTCCACCTCGGCGGTTCCGACCCGCGTCATGGTGCGGGCATAACTGCTGCTGTCGGTGATGGTGGTCGCGCCGTCCGCGCCTTCGCCGTGCAGCAAAAGCACCACGTTTGCGAACGCCGGTTCGCCCGAGGCAACTTGCCCGGCCATCATCACGCGCCGAAGCATTAGGCGCTCTCCTGCATCGCATAGCGCCAGGTGGTGCCGTTGTCGGTGGTCGACGCGGTGATGATGGTCACGGCGTTGGCGGCGGAAGCGATGGCCAGGTCGGACCCGCCTAGCGCCTTGTGCGATGCCGGGATGGCGAACGTGCGCCCGCCGGTGGCGTCTTGCTTGATGTGCAGTTCGTATTCGGCGTATTTCCCGGCGCCCGGCAGGTTCGAAAATGCCAGGGTGGTGACGTTGGCGGCCAGCGTGATGGCGCCGATGTATTTCGAAGCGCTGGCGAAATTCAGAGTCACGGTGCCCGAGGAATTCGCCGGCGTGTTGACCGCGTGCGCCAGCACGGAAAGCGCCGCCGCGATCGCGTTCGTCACGAAATTTTTCACCGCGTGCTGCGTCGCTGCCAGCGTGGCGCTGTCGGCGGCGAGGGCGGTGTCATTGTCCAGCGCCAGCGCGATGACCTCGGCCAGCGTTGCCTTGCGGCTGCGGCTGCCGGCGGCCTGCGCGGGCGCTTCGACCTCGATCAGGTCGGCAGTGGTCAGGGCGACGGTGGGCAAGTCGCTGATCTTGTTGTCGGCCATGTCCTACTCCGTTATGCGGGTGTCGCCCGCGTCGGTAATTCGATCGTTGCCCGCATCGGTGATGCGGTTGCCTGGGGTGTAAAGCCCGGTGCCAATGTAGAACCCTTCCCACTCGTATGGCTGCCAGCAGCCTAGCCCGTTCAACTGGGTATAGCTTTCCAGCCGCACCCATCCATCGCCGGGCGGGTCGAAGGTGTCGGACATGATGGGGTCGTCGACGATGTGGATCTCAGGCTCGCCCAGGGGATCGCCCGGGTTCGCGCGCCAGTACCATTTGCACACGGTCTGCAGGCCCGCCGGCGCCGTCACGCTGGCCGCGAAGTGATCGACCGGCATGTCGGCCTGCAGCAGCTTGTTGCGGGTGGTCCATGTCAGTTCGAGGCTCACGGCGGCGCATCCGGGTAGGGGTCGATGGTGGTCGCGATTTCCAGATCCTTGAACTTCGCTTGCGTGCCCACCTTACCGACCAGCAGCACGGCGGCGTGCTTGGTGTAGCCGCTCGAGGAATTGATGCGGCCTTCGTGCCAATACTCGCGCGGGGTGAAGTCGCCGCGGCCAGGAATGCCTGCCGCGGAAACTGTATTGATCTCGCCGCCCGCATCTTTGTAGGCGATGCCCGCCGAGATCCCGCCCGTGGTGTACGACTTGCCGGCGTTCGTCGCCTGGGTGTTCGCGTCATTGCTCCACGCCTTCAAGCGCATGCGAATGAACTGGTCGGCGTCGTCGGCATGCTCTAGCGGCTCATCGAAAATGATCCAGCGGTAGAAGCCGTAAATGGAGTGGAACGTGGCAGTCAGCACGCCGTCGGCGACGGAAATGTCGGGCACAAATTCGTTCGTATCCGACGGGTCAGGCCACAGGGTGATGCCGGTCAATCCCGCGCTCAGGTCGTAGTTCGTCGGCGTCTCCGCGATCATCGGCGGATCGATCAGGGTGATCACCATTTCGAAGTTGTCGACGGTCGCCGTGCCGGTGTCGAATCCATATTCCACGGTGTGCCGAACCGCCTGCATGAAGTTGCGGACGGGGTATTCGCCAGGGAACTGCGGGCCAGAACCGGAACGTCGGATCTGATTCAGCCAGGTGTGGGTGACCGGCGATTCGGTGGGGTAATGCTCTGGCGCCGAGGCCTCGAGGTAGGACGGGAAATGCCCCACCGTGTAAAGCCCCCACGCGACGCCGATCTCCGTTTTCGTGCCCGGTGAATTCTGCACGTCGGCATTGGATTCGATGCTCAGGCGCGGGAACGGCATGTAGGGCATGCCATAGCGGCGGCTGAAGTTAAACGCGGTGTGGACGCCGAAGCCGCCTTGAAACTTCAGCTTGCCATCGACGAGGGACCACTCCGGGCCAAGCGCGGTGCCGTCCTGTTTCCGCCAGCGCGCCAGGGTGTCGGGGTCGTCGAATGCCGGGTCGTCGACGACGTCCACGTCGAACACGGTCGGCAGCGGGAACAGCGGCGGCCCGTTGTCAGGATATCCGCCCAGCGGGCCAAGTTCCTGCGATGCCGGCGAACCGTTCGTCGACGTCGCCGGCGGCGTGGTCGGGCCACCGCCACCAGGGCCACCGGTGCCGCCACCGCCCGGCGTGCTGGTGCCCACGACGAAAATGGATTCGCCGTTAATTTCCATCTTGCCGTTCGGGTAGGGCCGATCCTTGCGGTCGGCCATGACCACGGTGTCGGTGGGCGCCTCGGCCAGTTCCATGCGCTCCGACCAGCTGTTCGTGAGGAGCTTCACGTCGATAGATTCGCCGGCGATGTATTGCGTCGGATCGAAAGCCGCCGCGCGCTGGAAAAAGTAAAGCCGGTCCCCTTCGAAATGCTTTTTCGGAATGGTGTCGGCGCAGCCTCGGCCAAGGTCAAAGGTCTGCAGATCGGTGTCGTGGGCATCGACGCGGCACAACTCGTTCCCGATCAGCACCAGGTCGCCCACTTCGACGGCCGAAAGGCGATCGCCGTCGGTGTAGCCAATGGCCAGTTCTAGGCCCGGCTCAATGTCGCCGGTGAGAACTGCCGTCGGGCAGAATTGCCCCTCGTCGACCACTTCGAAATCGCCACCGGTGGCCGAGGTGGCCAGCGTGAAATCGCGCATGCGGCCGGGGTCAGGCGCGGCCGCGACCACGTATCCCGCATCGCCGTCCATGTCGGCCAGTTCGTCGGCAGGCACCTGCGCGGCGAGGGTGATGTAGGGCGCTTCGAACACCGCGCGCCCGGGGAGCTCGGCCGGCTCGGTCGGCGGGGTGGTGTCCTCGCCTAGTTCGACGTCGGTGTAAACCGTCGACGGCAGGCTGTAGACGTCCTGGTTCAACTTCAGGCTGATGGCGCCGCTCGAAAGAATGCCGCCGCTGATCTCGCCAACAATGCAAACCATGTCGGCAATGCCGCGCTTCGGCAGCTGCAGGCGCACGTACTGGCTGCGGCGCAGGCCGTACACCGCAGGCCGGCATGCAAGTTCGAATAGGCGCGTCGGCGTTGCCCTCGCCAGCAGTTCGCGGGTTGCCACCTGCACGGCCATGTACTCGATCGGGATTTCCAGGTAATCCAGGGTCAGATTGATCTCGCCGTACTGCGCAGCCAAGGCCATCGCGCGCGTGGGCGGGGTGATGACGTCCTCGTTCCGCTCTGGGTCGCGGTAGCGCACGGACACGCTGTTCACCGCGTCCTGCAGCACCGTCGGCATTTCCTTGAAGCTCAGCACGTCGCGATCGGTGATGATCGGCAGCGATTCGAGATCGTATTCCCCGTTCGCAATGTCCAGGTGGTAGAGGCCATCGACCAGGCTTCGGCTAAAGCTGCAGCCGGCGACCCGCTCAATACGCTGGATGAATTCGTCTGGGCTTTCTTCCTGCGGCTTGCGCTCGGTGCAGAGGCCGAAGCCGCGGGCATAGAACCAATCCGCGGCCGCGGTGAACGAGTCGAGGTCAACACTGGCACGCGGCTGGCCGCCGGTGTCCTCCTGGGAATGCGCATACAGGATCATGTGCGCGGGGTTCATGCCGAACCTCGTCCCGGAGGTCTTAAAGCTCAGTTTGTAGGAACCGGTGCCGCGGTTGTCGTCGACCAGCGCGTCGTAAAGGAACAGACGATAGGTGCCGGCCTGGGTGATGGTGTGTTCGATCTTTGCCGTCGCGTGGGCGGCGCGCGCCTCGGCCGCGGTTGCATATCGGTCCAGCCAATAAACGCCGCCGTCGACGCCGGGGTTCGTCAGGTTCGCGATGCCGAAGCGGTTCGACCAGGTGAGATAGGAATAATTCTCGGGCTGGTAATCGTCGGAAGGGGTGAAGCTCCATGCATCGGAACCGGTCCCGAGCTCGATCACTAGGATGCAGTTCGCCGGCAGCTCGAAATCGAACCCGCCGTCGCTGCCGTCTAGGGACGAGGTCATCGAATCGAGATCCACGTTCGGCGTGATCAGCGTGGTCAGCAGGTAGTCATCCAGCGGCACCGGCGCGGTTTCCGGATACCAGCAATCATCATCGTCCCAGCCCTTTTTGATGCGCTCGACGCGATAGGCGCGCTTTTGCTGGTATGGGTTGTTCGCGCCCCACAGCCCGCCCTCATACGCGGCGGTCAGGATGCCGCGGCGCGCCGGCTGATCTGGCCCGAACAGGCCGGTCAGGTAGTAGTTCGGCATCTGGCCAGCTTCGCCAAACATCCAACGCAGTGGCCCGACGGCGCCGCCCTGGTCCTTGTCTCCGCCCCACAGCTGCGGCTTGTTGATGAAGTCCATGCCGCTGGCAGTGCGGCGGCCCTTCCACGCGGTTTTCTGGGCGCCGTTGAACTGCAGCACCGCGTCGACCGGTCCCTTGCATATGTCGTCGTGCCACGCGAGACGATAGTTCCATCCCGTGGTCATTGAACTACCGCCCACCGGTGCCCCCTTCGCTGCGCGCGATCTCGAGTAGTGCCAGCGTGAACGGGTCGCCGATGCGTAGCGCTTCCTCGCCCGCCACGCCTTCCTGGACGAACTTGCGGAGGTCGAAGCTATGGGCATCGCACCATTCGCGAATGCCAGGCGTGCAGGTGGTCCCGCGGCGGCGTAGGCGGCGAACGTGGGCCATCGTGATGCGCGGCTCGGTCATTTCTTCGACTTGCTCTTGATCGGCTCTTTTCCGACGACGCGCTGCGCGCCGATGAATTCCTCTTTCACCCACACGTCGCCGTACAACTCGAGGACGCTGTGTCCATCCTCAACCGTCGGCGCGTCGAACTGGTCGGGCTTCGGCGCCTGCGGTTTCGGGCGCAGCGCGTAGGAGATCACCGCCGAAATGATCAGGATGATCAGCTGCACGACCCACCAGTAAATGGCGCGCACCGGCTCCGGCTCCGGTTTCGGCATGGTAGCCGCCACGGTGACGTGGATCAGCTGCAGAACCACCACCAGGCAAGCCATGCACAGCAGGGCGACGCGGGTTTGCTTGCCGGCTTCGGTGTCCATCCACCAGTGGCGCACGCGCCAGTAGGCGGCGTCCGCGCGATCGGCCACCACTTCGCCTAGCCGTGCTTTCTGAACTACGCGCCCCATGACATGGCCTGCCCTTCCGGGTTCACGATTGGCTTGAACGGCAGCCCGCCGAAATTGATGTAGTTGTCGCGCTCGACGCAGGCCGGCCGGGTGCCAGGGCAACCGGGAAGCCCGCGCACGTCGGTCACGTCTGCCAGCCCGACCGCCCCGTACAGCAGGCGCACCTGGCTGCCGGAATGCTCGACGATCGTGCGGCGTTCGGTGATCTCGATCGTGCCATTGTGCGCCTCGATCTCGCGCGTCCATTCGCAGCTGCCCTGCAGCAGGGAAAACGGCGCGACGCCGAATCCGGAAGTTGTCAGGGTCAGGCCTTCCACGTCTGTCACCACGGCGTCGACGTAGAAATCTTCGGGGTCCAGGTTGCAGCCGCGCAAGCCCGTGCTGTACGGCCGTTTCCAGCACGCGCGCTGTGACTTGGCGCCCTGCCGCTTGGCCTGGGCCAGCGCGCGCCCTGGCGTGCATGTCAGCTGCAGCTGGGTGTCGGTGTATTCCGGCTGTCCTACCTCGCCGGCCCACTGCAGCTTAGGCGGGTCGGTGGCGCCGTAGTGGGTGGCCAGCACCATGACGCTGATCGTGTCGCTTGGCACGTAGGGGTGCCAGAGGTCGCCGAAATCCTGCGTCGACGGGATCTCGATCGGGTTTTCGATCTGGCGGCGCAGGTACGGCAGCCGGATGGCGAAATTGTCTTTTGCCCTCGAGGCGGTCTGCCGCAGGTTGTCGCACGTGATTTTCGAGGCGCGCCAGGTGGTGGCGTCGGCGGTGATCACGTCATCGTCGGCCTGGGCGAACCACCACACGGCGCCCTGCAGCGCGAACCGGAACAGCAGCACCGGCTTGCCACCAAAGAATGCGCGCTGCAGCTGGTCAAACAGCATCGTCGACGATCCCCACGAATAGAAATTCGGTTTCCAGTGTGTCGCCGTTCCACCAGTTGAGGCGATTCACGTCGGCATTCTGCCGGGCGAAGGTCATAAACGACACCTGGGCGATCCCCTCGGCGGCCACGCTGGCCGGCCATGGGGCATCGACGAACAGCCGTTCGCGCGCGCTGTCGACGAACGTCACGGCGGTAACGCGGCGGTACAGGATCGTGCCGTCGGTGAGCTCGACGCGAATGTCGCGGCGGCTGGTGCGCAATCCGGCATCCACCAGGCCGGCCCAGCCGACATTGATCGTGGATGCGCCGCTGGTGATCCCGTTCGGCGCGGTCAGGTCGTGGCCAAGCGATGGCACCCACAGCGGCTGTGCGCGGCCCGCCAGCAGGTACATGAAGCGGATCAGGTCGAAGGCCGCGGCGCTGCCGTAGGCGGTCGCCGTGCGCGCCAGCAGCGTGGCAGGGTGGCCCACCAGGTCGGCGAGGAACGGCATCGCGGCGGATGCGTCTTTCGAAACGATATCGCGCGCGTGGGTCAGCTCGGGATCTCGCGCCCAGTCGCTGCCCAGCTCATACACCGGGAACCCGCGATAGGTCGGCACGTCGTCGGCCGGCGCCACGGTCAGCGATTCCGCCAGGCGCATGCCCACCGAATAGAACGATTCGTCGCCGGTGAAGCGCTGCAGCTGCGGCACGTTGTCGAGCGTCGCGCGGTAGGCGGGCACGATGCGCGCACCTGCAGGCCATGCCAGTTCCGTGCCTACCGCCAGCGTCACGCCGCCGCTGTTGAAGCTGTCGACGGTGACCAGCTCGCGAATGCGCGGGTTGTCGCCCAGCAGCAGCGCCTTGCCGCCCACCTTGAACCGAAGCCGGGACGCGTCGCCGGCGATCGCGGTCGCGCCGATGCTGATCGGGCTGGTCAGCTGTAGCGCGTCACTCTCGACCGGCACAATCCACGGGCCGATGCCCTGCAGCTGCAGTTGCGTTTCCAGCAGCTGCCGCGCCTGCCCCTTGGCCTTGCCGGCGGCGCCCAGCACGATGCGCGGGGTCTGCCGCACGCGCTGCAGCTGTTCCGGCCCGGTGGCGGCGCCGTCGACCATGGTCAGCCACTGGAACTGTTCGGTTCGCTCGCCGCCAGTCGGGAACGCCCACAGGAGCGGATCAGGTGCCACTGGTCAGGCCTTCCCAGTTGGCTTTGACGTGGGTCAGCACGATGCGTTCGCCGGCGGCACCTGCCAGCGCGTTGGCGATCGCGTCGTCGCCGATTGCCACGACCGGCGTGGTCACGATGCCAGCGCCGCCGCTGTCGCCGCCCGACAAGCCGCCATTGTCGCGGTGGCGCGAGTCGCGTTTCGTCAGCACTTCCTCGCCCTTTTCCAGGATGACCGGCAGCTCGTTCGGGCCAAGGCCCGCGACGCCGCCCGTGTGCATGCGTGGCGCGCCTGCGAACAGCAGCGCCGGCACCTGGCGGCGGGTGCCGCTGCCGCCCGCCATGCCGCCGCTGTGATTGCTGCCGGCGCTCATCATCGCGGCCGTCGACTTCCCGAGGCCCGGGTAGATGGCGTCCAGCAGCTGCAGCACCAGGTAGGTGGCCAGCGCGTTGGCGGCGATCTGGGCCATCCCGCGGGCGAAGTTCAGCACGAAATCGCGGAGCGCTTCGCCGGCGGTCTTGCTGCCCTCGGCCAGGTCGGTGAACAGCGTGGTCAGCGCGCCTTTCAGCACCTGCGTGGCCTTGTAGCCAAGGCTCTGGGTATTGATCGAAAGCTGCGCGATCTGGCCATCGAGGACCGTGATCGATTCCGATGCCTTCTTGAAGGTCAGCGCATCGTCGGCCGCGAACGCCGCGTCGCGGATCTCCACCAGCGCGGTGCGCTGCTGCTGCAGGATGCCCAGCGAAACCATGCGCTGTTCGTTGACGCGCGTCTCTGCGTCATCCTGGCCAAGCATGCCGGCTTCGACCTGGGAACCGGTGGCGGTTTCCGTGTCGGTGAAAGCGCCCATCGCCTCCGAAACCTTGCGCTGCACGTCCTGCAGCTGCGAGGCGAACGTCTCGGAATTGATCACCTTGCGGGCCAGGTTGTACCCGGCGGTGTCGCCCTCGGCCAGCATGCGCGCCAGCGTGAGGCGGAATTCCTCCTCTAGCTCGGCGCGGGTTGCGCGCCCGGTTTCGCCCTGCGCGCGCAGTAGGCGGATATGCAGCGAACCGAGGGTGCGGGTCAATTCCTCCTCGGCGTCCTTTTGCCCCTTGATGGCATCGATCGCGACCTGTTTCCGGTCACGCATGAGGATGATGATTTTCGCGTTCGCCGCGGCCACTTCCACGGTGCCCTTGGCCGAGCCGCGCTCGGCTTCGGCGGCCTCGATCGACGCGTCGATGCTTTCCAGCTCGAGGCGCTGTTTCTCGGCGAAGTAATCCGCAATGCTGATCTTGCCGGCGTCGTACAGCTGCTGCAGCTGATCCAGCGAACGCTTGACGGCATCCGCCACCAGCTGGGCATTGGTCGCCGCCAGGGCGGCCGCTTCCTTCGACGCCTTGCCAGCATCGCCCGCTGCCGGCGGGGTGCCCACCTTGCCGGGCTTGTCCGGGTCGGCCACCGCGTAGGCCTTGTCGATCTCGCTCTGCGCCAGCGCGTCGGTGGTGCGGTCGATCTCGGCGAGCGCGTCGGTGGTTTTCTTCGCCGCCTTGGCGAACGCCTCGCCGACGCTGTCGGCCTGGATCTGGGCGCCGCGCAGCTTCGCGCCGGCGGCACCGTAGGCCGCGGCGATCTTGTCGCCGATGATCGGGATATTCGAAGCGCCGGCGGCCAGCTTGTCGTATAGGCCCGCGCCCGCGCGCAGCACGGCGTTGAACGCGGTGATGAAAGCCGCCTGCAGCACGGCCGCGGCGGTGGTCCAGTAGCCTTTGACCAGCGTGGCGTATTTCAGCAGCCCGTTGACCAGCGCAATGCCGGCCAGGCGTACCTCGAGGAACTCCTCGCTCAGCAGCTTGCCCAGCTGCCAGCCGGCGAATGCCGCGATCAGCAGGCCCAGCCCGCCCTTGATCGCGCCCAGCGCGCCGGTGCCTTTCTGGCCCAGCAGCGTGAAGCTGGTCGACGTCGCGGTGACCAGCGCCGGCATGGCGGTGAAAAACGCGATGATCGCCGGCATCGCCCCGGCGCCCTTCATGGCAATCCACGCCAGCGCGGCCACCGGTGCCAGCTTGATGAATGCATTGATGATCGACGGAATGTTGTCGGCGATCGATTTCAGCGCGTCGGCCAAGTCGCGCGCGGCGGTGCCGGCCTCGGCGCTGGTGGTCAGGTACTGCACGAACGAGTTGCGGATCTGGGTAAAGCCGTCGGCAATGGTCGGCGGGAACTCCGCAAACTCTCGCTGGATCTCCGCGCTCTGGCTCAGCAGCGCGCGCAACACAGCTTCGCTGGTCAGCTTGCCGGCCTCGGCCACCTTGCGCAGCTTGCCGACGGGAATGTCCATACCGTCGGCGATCGCCTGGGCAAGGCGCGGGGTCTGCTCGAGGACGCTGTTCAACTCCTCGCCGCGCAGCGTGCCGGATGCCAAGCCCTGGGAAAGCTGGAACAGCGCGGCCTCGGCACCAGCGCCGCCGCCACTGATCTTGGCGGCCTGATTGATCGTCTCGGTCAGCTTCAGCTGGGTGGCTTGATTGAGCCCGATCCCGCGGGTACTGCGCTCGATGCGCGCGTATAGGTCGACGGTCGCCAGCAGGCTAGTGCGGGTGCGCTGGGCGATCTCGAATACCGCGCGCTGCGCGACGGCGAAGTTCTGGGCGCTGGTGGTGGCCAGCTTCAGCTTGGCCGCGATGTTCGACGCTTCATCGCTGGCGCGGATCAGGCCGGCAATGGACAGGCCGGCGCCGAGGGAAGCCGCCAGCCCCGCCACAATGCGCGCGCTGTTGCTCAGCCGCTGGTTGAGCGTGGTGATGCCCGCGGCCGATGCGCCGCCGATCTTTTCTCCCGACCGGCGCGTCTGTTCCAGCTGCCCCTGAATCGATTGCAGGGCCGCCCGGAATTGGGCCAGCTCTGCGGTAATGCGGATCTTCAGGTTTTCAGTGGACACGGGTTCAATCCTTCAGGAATTCCTCAAACTGCTCTTTGTCGTATTTCGACGCGGCCCGAACCACGATGGCCAGTTCGCGTTCCCTGCGCCGGCGGTCCCTGTCGATCGCTGCCCCCCAGAATTCCACCTCCGCCAGTGTGTATTCGTTGACGTCGCTTCGGCTGTGCCCCGCGGATATCAGTTGCTGGCAGGTGTCTCCCCAGCCCCAAGATTCCTCAATGCGGACCCCACCGCGCCCTCTGCGCCGGCGAGGCTGGTCAGAATGCCCGGGTCCAGGCCGAGCATCGGGGCCACCCGGTCGGTAAAAAAATCGGTGTTCGTCCCGACGATCGCTTTCAACGCCAGGTAGATCTCCTGCGGTTCGAACTCGCCCACCTTGCGGGTGGTTTCGTCCAGCGCGATCGCCACCACTTCGGTGATCTTTTCGCCATGCTCTGCCATGAGGCGCAGGAACTTGGCGATCTCGGCGCCCAGCAGCGCATCCATGGGGTTCGTGGGTGCCGCAGGTACATCGGAGGGCTGGCCGGTGGCCGGCTCGCTGGCTGCGCTTACGTCGGCCAGGGGGGGTCCGGGTTCGGCGCCAGGCTTCAGCGGCCCGACCAGGCCGACCAGCCCTTCGATGATGGGGAGGCCAGCGCGAAGGATCGGCCAGATCTGGCGCGTCACCAATCGCTTGACCACGTACTTTTTGCCGTTGCCGATGATCTCGCGCGTAGCCGCGGGCGCGAGGGCGGAGGCCGCCTCGGCGGCCTGTTGGTTCGGATTGCTCATGGAAATGCCCCCCTGGGCAGTGGTGGAATTACTCGACGATCACGGCCTTGTAATACTGGCTCAGGCCCGGCGTGACGATGTTGGCGTCGGCCAGCACGGTGCCCACCAGTTCCAGGACCGCGAAGTCGTCGCCGATCCAGTTGATGGCCTGCGCCGGCGCGAACTTCACGCGGTAGGCATGGACGATCACCGGCTTGTCGCTCTCGGCCTCGTTCAGGCCTTCGAACAGCAGTTCGTATTCGAGGCCGCTGTTCACCATCGCCTGCACCACCTGCTGTTTGGTGTTGGCGTAGGTGACTTCGATGTTCGGCGCGCCCGCAACGGGGTCGGGGATCGATCCAGTGGCCAGCACTTCGATGCCGCCCGGGGTCAGGTTGTAGTCGGTGCCCGCGACGTAGGTGGTCACGCCGCCCGGCCCGGTGACGGTGGTGATCGCGCTCGGCGCGCGGGCCAGTGGGGTGGTGCCGCCCTTGTATGCGACCACGTCCTCGCTGGTCACGGTGCCCGCGGCCTGGCTGGTCCAGGTGCCGCCGGATGCGCGCGCGATGTTGGCGCCGTCCAGGTCATGCACGCTCACGTTGCAGGTGACCGAGGAAACGCGGTCGGCCTTGGCGTAGGTGCCGCCGCCGCCCTTCGTGAAATTCTTCAGTTCCTTCGTGTCCAGCTGCGCACCGAACACCAGCTGCGAGCAGTTGCCGATCAGGATCAGCGGTGCGAGGGCACCGACGACGCGCATTTTCACCTTGCCGGCGCCGAGGTATGCATAGGTTTGGCGGGCCATCTTGTTCTCTCCGAATCAGGGTTGTTGGGTGTAAACGACGGTGGTTTTGAAAGCCATCGGGACATAAGTGAAGCCTGCATCGCTGTAGCCCGCGCCGGGTGCTGGCGCCAGCTTCAGGCGGCTAAGGCCCGGTGCTGGCTTCCATCCCACCAGCGCCACCATTGCCGCGCTGAAAATCGGGCTTGCCGCTTCCTTCGCGCCCGATGCGCGCAGGGTGCCTTTGCTCGATCGCGCTACCGCCACCACCAGGAATTCGAGATCCACCGCTTGCACCGCGCCCTGGCCTACTTGCTCGCCGGGTTGGTAGCCGTTGTAGATCACGGCCACGGACGGGACTAGCTGGGACTCCTCCTCTACGGCGCCGTATTCCTTCGTGTCGTAAACGAACTTCACCACCTGGGCGGCCTGCAGCGTGGCGCGCAGGCGTTCCACGATGGCCGTTTCGATCTCGATCGGGGTCGGCGCGGGGGTGGTCACAGGCCCATGCTCTTGGCCATCGCGCCCAGCGCGCTACGCGCCCACGACGGTGGCAGTTGAACGCTCCCGGCCACCAGGGGCAGGAACGGGCGCGACGGGATCGTCGCCATTTTCAGGAAGTGCAGGCCGCCACCGACGGGCACGGCCAGGTGCTTGGCATTCTTCGGCAGGATCGTGGCGCCGAACTGATGCACGCCGGCGTATTGCACGTTCGTGCCCACCACCACCGCATCGCCCTGCACCTGCGACGTGAAGCTGCGCGCCAGCCGGCCGGTGTCCTGCAGCGGCTTGCCGGTGCGGTATTTCGGGTTCAGGGGCTTCCATGGAACGCCCCACGGACTCACGCCCAGGCGGAAACACAGGCGCACGCGGTTGGCGATGGCGTTGCCCAGTGCGCCCAGCGCGCGGGTTTGCTCGGCGCCACCGAGGGCCATCTTTGCCAGCTTGGCCTCCACCTGGCTGGCCAGCAGTTGCCACTTGACGTTCACCGGCCCACGTACCCGCGCAGCGTGCAACTGGTGAAAACGCGCGGCTCCGCGGTCACGTCCATGCCGCCCTCTACCGGCAGCACGGGCGCCAGCTCTGGGATGGCCTGCAGCCCCTTGACCAGGTTTTCGAGGAAGGCGATCGCCTGATTGCGGCGGCGCTTGATCTCATAGGTCACTTTCTTGGCGTGGATCTCATACCGCGCCAGGTCCGCGGTGATCTCGACGATCCGCGGCGGGGTGGCACCCTGCAGCGGAACGGCGAATGTGCGATTCGGGATCGCCACCAGGTAGCTATCGACGATGCTCTCGGCATCGGCGATAGCCATGGCCAGGGTTGCCCCTTCCGCGCTTTCGATCACCTGCGCGACTTCGACGGTGCCGAAGCGGGCTTCATACCCTTCCTGATCGAGGTACGCCACGGTCAGGCCTTGGGCGCTTCCGGGCCGCCAGCGTTGGCGGCGACGACGTCGGCCTCGGTGCCGGTCAGGGCCGCGTCGACCACGGCAGCAGCGGCAGGATCGTTGCCGTTGTCGGCCGCGATGATCTGGGCCGCGCTCGGGCCTGCGCCGTTGCCGGTGGTCTGGCTGGTTTCGGGCACGTCGCCGGCGTCGTCATCCTTCGCGGTCGCCTTGTATTTCTCGACTTCCTTGCCGTCGATCAGGCGCTGCAGGCCTTTCTTGCCGTCGGCGTCCTCGCTGTTGGCAAGGTCCGAAGCGCTCAGGCGATCGCCTTCGACCAGCATGCGGTTGCCGATGCCGATGCGGTTGCCCGCGGTCACGACGTGCGTGCCCTTGTTGCTGATCGCGCCCTTGTCGGCGCTGTCCTGCGGCGATGCGGCGGCGCCACCCTTCGACGCGGCGGCGGTCTTTTCCTTGGTCATGGTCCTAGCTCCGTTGGTGGGTGTGAAACGAAACGGGCCGGCCTGGTCGCCCTGGCCGGCCCGTGTTACGCGCTGAATGCCTGCCGGTTAAGCGAGGCAATCCTGGAACAGCATCGCAAGATCCGAGCAGATGATCATTTCATTGATCGATTCACCCACGCGGAACCGCATCGAGCCACGGAGGCCCATCTTCGGCTCCGGGATCTGGCCGGAAACGCGGCCGCCGAACTGCGGGCTGAAACCGAAGGTGACGCCACGGCGCGGGGTCGCGTTCGGGTTGCGGTAGAACGCCAGCATGGAATCGCCGCCCCACACGCGGACGATGGTTGCGGCCTGGCCCGGCTTCGCGCTGTTCTTCCAGCCCTGGCCGACGATGATCTCGTCGAGCTCGAGCAGTTGCGCCAGCTGCTGGCGGGTGATGAAACCCGACGTGGTGCCGCTCACGCTCACGGCCGAAACCACCTTCGGGTGGCTGCGCAGCACATTCCAGATCGGCATGGGCATGAGCAGCACGTTCGGGCGCAGGAACAGCGTGTCCAGCTGCGCGCTGATGTATTTCAGCGGCTCGCTGTCGGCGTGGGTGAACTGGTTCGATCCGGCCAGCGTGACCTTGTTCGCTGCCGGGTAGTTGGCGGCGTTCATCACCTTGGCGGCGACGCGGATCTCGCGATCGAGCAGGATCAGTTCGGTCAGGCCTTCGACGGCCTCGCCCCGCGGGTCCATGCCTTCCGGCGCCTCGCTCAGGTCATCGTTCGGCACGACGTCGTCGAGGCCGCGGTCGTACACCAGGCCCGCCTCCTCGCTCGCCGTGAAGTCGACTTCATTCGGCAGGGACTTCCGGCCGACCAGCGTTTCCGGCACGGTCATGCGCTCGGCGCGGTCGAACTTCAGGTAGCGGAATTCCTTTTTCGCCACCTGCACGCGCGGCAGAACCTTGTCCGCGACCAGCTCGGCGTTTTGATAGGCGATCGCGATGCCGGTCAGGCGCGGATCGGTCGGAAAGGGACGGAGCTGCATGGCGGGCCTCGTTCGGTATCAGGGGAATAGCGGTGGGGGTTGTCGCGCCGGATTACGGCGCGAGAGCGAGGGTGCCCGGGGCAATGAACACCGAACCGCGATCACCGACGACGCCGGAAACCTCGGCGTAGCCAATGAGGCGCGAACCGGCAACGGTCGCCACGATGGCGCGGCCGGTGCTGTCGGAGGTCAGCGGATTGCCGCGGGTCACGGTGCCGCCGTAGATCACTTCAGCGATGCCGCCGCGGATCACGTCAAGCGGCTCATTCGCCGCCGTCTGGCCCAGGCCGTCGGAGACACCGAAGCTCAGATCGGTGGCCGCAGCCGCTTGGATGGCGAAGGCGTCGGCCGCACCGTGCGCGACGATGCGGTAGGGCAGGACCGCCGCGCCGGCATAGCAGGCCTTGATGAACAGTTCGTTGCGCATGGCGAGGTTTCCTGTCGGGATGGGGTGGTGTGGCGGGTGGGGATCAGCCGGAGGTCTTGCCGGCCAGCACTGCATCGACGGCGATGGTCGTCGAAATGGTGCGGCCCTTCGCGGCTTCGCCTTCCTGGTATTCGCGCGCCTTCTGGGCGAGCTCGGCCGGCTTCATGCTGCCCGGCAGTTGCAGGTCGCCGGTGTGTTCGGCGTAGCTGATCGTGGACGGCCGGCTTTCCAGCGTCTGCAGGAACATGGCGCGCGCGGTCAGCTTGTTCTCGCCCGTGTGTTCGCCGAACTCGATCACCTTGTCGGCGTCGTCGAGGTTCGCGGCGAACTCGGCCAGCGCGGTCACCTGCTCCGGCGTCACCTTGCCAGCGGTGACCAGCGGGGTGATGGCGGCGGTGCAGGTGGCCAGCGTCACGGCGCGGTTGCGGGTGGCCTGCTGCTCGGTGAAGCTGGCGACGGCGGTTTCCGCGGCAGTGCGCGCGGCGTTCGCGGCGGCGAGGTCGGTTTCCAGCTGGGTGGCGCGATTCGCCTGGGCCTGCAGGGCCGCGATTTCTTCGGGGGTCATGTCGCTCTCGCTGTAGTTGGGGACGGATGCTTCGATGGCCTGGCGGCCGGCGGCTTCGATATCTTCGACCAGGAACGCCGGCAGCAGCTTGTCGGTTTCCTCGATGCCCCACTTTGCCAGCAGGCCATCGCGCAGGCGGCGGAAAATGCTGCCGATCGTGCTGGTGGTGTAGTCGCCGAACTCGATCACGAGGCCGTCGTCTGCGAACTCCACGTCGCCCAGGCCTTTCAGCGCCGGCGGCTGCGCGCCCAGCATGCCCAGGTGGCGAAGCTGCCAGACGCCCGGCGTCGGGTTGCTCGGGTGGTCCGGGGCATACCAGCTGGCGGAACGGTTGCGGTAGGCGCCCGACTTCATAAGCTCGGCGAAATCGGGATTCAGCTTGTCCAGGTCGTCGCAGATCACATCACCGGCGGCGCTCAGGCTCAGCTGGCCGACCCAGCCGTATGCCGGCGCGTGGCCCTTCGGATGCCCCACCACCACCGGCGCGCGCCACTCGCCTTCGTTGTAGGCCTTCACAGTGGCCTGCAGCTGTTCGGCGGTGAACGTCGTGGTGCCGCCCGCGCTGTCGGTGTGCGTGCCGGTGCGGAAAATGCGGAAGGGCTTCGGCTTCATGGGTCGGAATGCTGCGGCCAGCGGTGCCACGCGGGAAAGGTGGGACTGATTCCTGCCGGGGGACTTGACAACGCTGCCACGTTTCGTTGTAATTCGTCCGCGCCGGTTGTAAGGCGCATCACGCGGCAGCAAGCCGCCCACCGAGGAACGTCAATGCCAGCTTCGCCGAAGCCCCGCCTAAACCCGATTTTCGCCCACCTGTTCCACCACCTTGGCGAGTCGGGCCTCATCCCCCAGCACGATGCGCCCGCCGTGGATCTCGATGACCGCATGGCCTGCGCCGTGGCCGAGATCAATGCCGCGCTGGCTACCAGCCAGCGGCCCGCGCTCGATGTTCGCCACCTTGCCGTGCTGCGCGATCGCCGCCAGTTCCGCGGCCTCGTCGGCACGATGGAACGAGCCTACAAAATCGATCTTTCCAGCCCGCTGGCGCTGCTCACGCAGTGGCATGCCTGGCACAACGGAGGCTGATATGCGTATTCGCGACCGTGGTCCCGTGTTCGCCGTGCTGCTCGCTTTCAATCTGTCCATGTGGCTGGTGGTGATCCCGCTGCAGTTGGTGAAGGTGCTGCATTGAACGCCGTTCGCCGCCCGCTCTGGCGCGTGCGCCTGCGCCACTGGATGGCCAGCGATGCTGCCGCCGACTTCGCCCGCTTCACCTTGCAATTCACGCTCTGCGCCGCGCTGATCCTCGCGCTCGGCGCGTCCCTTTTCCTGCTGCTCGCCCTTGGAGTCTGATCATGTGGCTATTCCTGCCCACCGCGATGGTTTCGATCGTCGCCCACCGAACCAAACCGCAACACCTGCTGGTGCGCGCGCGCCTGCGCGGCGATCTCGAACGCCTGTTCCCGGGCTGCACGGTCCAGCGCACGCCCGGCGCCGATTACCGGTTCCGCGCATGCATCCACCGGAACGACGTCGCGCGCGTGGTGTCGCAGCACTTGCTGGGCATGCAGTACGACAACGTGAAAAACGCGATCCCGCACGGCGCGCCGGTGCATGAGCTCCGGCACCGCTTCATGTCCGAAGTGTGGCGGGCTGGCATGCGCGCCCAGATCGAAAACGCCGGCGGCAAGGTGGCAACGCTGCAGGATCGGATCGACGCCGACGATGATCGCCTGCCGTGGGATGACGGCTACCAGGGCCACGATGGCCCGCGCACCGGCTACATGGGGAGCCCGTGATGCCCGGCCCTGATTCGGTGTTCACTCCCGAAATGCGCGTGCTGGCCCGCGAAGTGTTCGGCGAGGCCGCCGCCGAAGCCGCCGCGCGCGTCGCCGTGCTGCAAATGATCCGCGCCCACGGAGTGACCAAGCCGCTGCTGGCAGCGCGCGCCATGCCTCGCCCGCTCTGCCGGGTTCAGGCGCTGGTGCTGGAAAAGCTCGAAGGCGTCGCGCTCTACCTGGGGTCGCCGTGATGGGCCGGGATTCCTCGCCGCTCGCGGCTATCGATCTGTTCGCCGGCTCCGGCGGTTTCTCCGAAGGCGCCACTATGGCCGGCTGCAACGTCGTCTGGGCGGCGAACCACTGGCAGGCGGCCGTCGAGATCCACGCGGCGAACCATCCGGCCACGGCGCACGCTTGCCAGGATCTACACCAGGCCGATTGGACGCAGGTGCCGCGGCATGACTTGCTGCTCGCCTCGCCTGCCTGCCAAGGCCACAGCCGCGCGCGCGGCGCTGATCGCCCGCACCACGACGCAACGCGGTCCACTGCCTGGGCGGTCGTGTCCGCGCTGGAATGCCACAGCACGCCTCTGGCGGTCGTCGAGAATGTGCCCGATTTCTGCCGCTGGGCGCTGTTCCCGGCGTGGTGTTCGGCGCTCAGCGCGCTGGGCTACGCGATATCGCCGCACGTGGTCGACTGCGCGGATCTCGGCGTGCCTCAGAACCGGGAACGGGTGTTCATCATCCTCTCGCGCTCGCGCTACCCGATCGAACTGCAGTTGCCGAAACTGGATCACGTGCCCGCGTCCTCGTTCGTCGATTTCGACGCTGGCCGCTGGTCCCCGATCGAACGCCTCGGCCGCGCGCCGGCGACGCTTGCCCGCATTGCCAACGGCCGCCGCGCGCATGGCGACCGCTTCCTCGCCCCGTTCTACGGTGCCACCAAAGGCGGCCGCAGCCTGGCGCGCCCCATCGGCACGATTACAACGGTCGATCGCTGGGCCATCGTCGACGGCGATCGCATGCGCATGCTGTCGGTTCGCGAAGCCATGCGCGCAATGTCTTTCCGGGAGTCGTACCAGCTCCCTGATCGCAGCCGCGACGCCATGAAAATGCTGGGCAACGCGGTTCC